AGACAGCGTATCGTCTGCATTTAACTTCTCAGCCATTATTTACCTATTTTTTGCAGATTTAATGTATGTTTGTTCGCTCATTTTGTTTTTTTTAATTAGCCATTAGCATAAGAATTAATATAAGTAAAAGGATTAGTAAATAAATCCGATTAGCCCAATATTGACGATTTAGTATGCTTGGGTCTTGAATTAGGTAACTCTGCAACTCCAGCATATCTTCGTCACGCTCAATGTATTTTGGCCTCAATGGGTTTAGATAGTATTCGCAGCCTATCTTAATTTTCCCATTGTTATATGGCACATCCATTACTTATCCGCTTTATCGTTTAGCCGGTCAAAAAAAGAGGCCATGATGCTTTCCAGCTTATCAAACCGTGCAGCCATTTCTAGGCGCACTTCTTTTAAATCATCTCTGCGCACATAGATTTCTGGCAGGTCTTTTTCAATCTGGTGTATGTCTCTGCGCAACTCTTTTACCGAATCCCAGATTTCTCGAGCAAACCAGCCTATGGATGCAACAATACATCCAAGGCCAATATTGATAATGGTCTGCCATTCCATATTAGGTTTTCATGATGTAGCAAAGCGCATAGTAAGGAGGCAAATTGGCGTTTGTGCCGCTCACACCTGCAGATGCGTTTGAAACGCTAATGCTTGTGGTCGATGTTTGGGTTGAAGTGCTAATGCTTGCTTGTGTCCCAGTTCCCTCCGGCAAAGTTGCGCCACCCAAATTTCCTTGATTGCCTACAAAAGCAATACTTGCTCCATTAACATCAAGCCTATATGCGTGTTGATGCCCAGGATCTGTAACACTTGCTGAGTGTGTATGGCTTACAACAACTGCATTAGCAGAGCCGCCAGTTGCATTTACAGCATAAGTAGACCCAGCACCAACTACAAATCGGTCTCGCAAATCTGGGGTACCGTTTAACCCGTTACAAAGAACATATCCGGCTGGTATTGATCCTATTGATCCAGACCACAAAAAGATGCCGCCCGCAGGAATTGGAGTTGCAGACGGTGGCGTTGCGCCAATAATTCCATACAGATTGTCATAAGTTTGGATAGTGACATCGGCAGCGGTTTTTAATACAAATTTATAAAAAAACCCTTCTGTCAACCAAATAGTAGAGGGTGGCCGACCATCCGTCCCCAAAATAATAGGATTGGTATTGGCAATTAATCCGCTGGAATCGGTGTAGGTTGTAAGCGGCGTGGTTGAACCGGCCTGATAGGTAAAAATTTTACCGGCATTTAATGGCAGGCCATCGTTATTAAAAAACTGAAATCCATTGCCTATGGGGGATAAATTGACTGCCATAATTATTTTCCTTTACCAACATCTTTGAGGGGAACCATTTTTTTCTGGGCGCGTTTTAATGCAGACTTTTCTGCCATAGCCACGCCCCGTTTTGCGCCATACATACCGCCAACAGTCGCTCCAACTCCAGCGCCTGGCACACCACCAAAAGCGCCACCAACTGCTCCGCCTACTGAGGTTCCTAAAGTTCCAAGCAGCGGTGCCGCGCCCAAACGAATTAAATTATGAGCCTGTATTGCTGCACCAGGATAAGACGCATCATACTTAACCAGATGGCCGGCATCGTGCAGGTCTTTGACCATCTGCGCCAATTCTTTATCTTCCATCAAAATGCCAAGTTTGCGGTTATTGTCATTTAAATATTTAGTGATATTGCCTGCATTCCATTGACCCTTATTTTTAGAACCTTCTTGCAATATGCGATTGGCAAACTGTGCTTTGATCTCAGCTATAGCTGCATCCGCTTGAGGTCGAACTTCGTCTGGCATTTCTTTAAGCAGCTTAATTAAATGACGCTGCTGGTCTACATCCATCCGTTCAACGGTTGAGGCAATCTTTTCAAATGGCACGGCGCGGTTCATAGGTGACTGTGGGTCGTAATCCATAATCTTGGACACGCCTTTTGGATCATCTAACAAACGGGCAATTTTGGTGCGTATGTCTCTGGCTTTTTTGTAAACATCCTCACCAGCAACCTTAGTCACATCATTATCTATCTTATCTTTAAGGCGGCCAATAATGCCAGACCGCTCGTTATTCCAATTAGAGTTAATGTATTTGCGCAAGCCTTCTGCCTGCTCTACCGTCATTGGCTTAACTTTGCCGCTTGCATCTAATAAATCATTTTCTTTTAAATGCGACTCAATGCCGCGGCGCAAAGACATAAAACTGTCGTTTACCGTAAAGTTAGAGTTTGTGTCTAAGAATTTCTGTATATTACTTGGCACAACTGCTGGCTGCGATCCAGCAACCTGTTTGGCGCTTTCATAAGCCTGGTTCATTTGCGTTTGCAAAGCAGTTTTAAAATCATCAAAAGGGCGCGTAATTCTTGTGCCGCGGTCATAAAGGGCAGTTTCATCTAGGCCAATAGTCCCGCCAGTACGCTCAATAATTTTTTGGCCAAAGTTTTCTAAAGCCATGCGCTCATTAGCTAATGTATCTCTGTAAAGCTGGCCTACAGGCGCGTCTACTTTGCTTGTTTGAAACTCATTAGCAGCAGCAAATCCATCGCCTAAAATAGATGATTGACGGGCATTTTCTAGGCCAACTCGAGCCAAAATTTGCTTGCGTTGTTCTTGCTCTGGCAGATTTACACTTCCTTTTTGCGCGTACTTTACCTCTGGAAATGGCTGCGTGTTGGTTGGCGCTGGCATTGTTGGAGTTTGCACAACAGGCGCGGGGGGTAATGTTGCAGCGGGTCCGCCTTGTTTCTTTGCTTGTAATTGGGCTTGAAACTCTGCATAAGTTACTTTAGGTTTGCCGCCTAAAGTTGGTTCAATTCTTGGCGCCTCTGGTGGTTTTGGTACATTCGTTCCCAAAGCAGTTTCTACCGTCTCTGCACCTTTAACAATGCCTCGCTGCACGGCTGGAGCAGCTTTTATTCCGCCGCCAGCTGCTAAAGTTCCCATCATGTTTTCAATATCAGTTGCTGGCAAACCTGTTTTTTCAGCAATCCATGCCGCACCCTTTTGGAAATTTTCTCCAATAAAGTTAGTTAAACGCCGGGTTGCTTCGCCTTGATATTCGGGAGTTTGGGTTACCCCAAATGTTTTACCCATTGCAGACTCAAATGGCGCAGCAGTTGCCGTACTAATTTCTTTTGCTTGCTCTGGGGTTTTACCGATTGCACGGGCTCCGGCATAAGTTACCGGTTCTACGATGCCTGGTACAACACTACCAATGGTTGCATCATAAAAACTAGCAGCGGTGCGGCCAAACTGAGTTAATGGGCCTGGCTGGCTCATATCCTTAACTTTGCCTACTTTTCGCGCTGGGGCTGCAGGCGCTTGAATTTCAGTTGTTTTGATTTCAGCTGGTTTACCTAAAATCATGTCACCAATAAGGTCGGCAGATGCTGGACGCATGGCCGGTTGAGCAGCGCCTGATTGCGTATTATCTTGCACTGTTACGGGTGCATTAGTGTATTGCCTAGCCATTGCTGGTTGCGTACCAGTAGACAAATTAAAAAACTGCTGTCTAATCTCTAGTGGATATGCATTAAATTTTTCTGGCGATGTTAATACTGATTCAAGCAATTGTGGGTTTTGACCCATATCAGTAAACCGTTTAACAGCCATTTGCACCTGACTTGGCTGCAAATTTTCAAAACGAAATAAATCTCCAGACTGTTGCGGAGGTGGCGGTTTTGAGCCACCTAAAATAAGTTGGCCAATGTCTTGCATTACAAATCACCTGTATTGGTTAATTTGATTAAATTGTTGTATTGACGGAACAAGTCTTTGCGTTGATTGTCATCCATGCCGCCAAGCAATTTGTTTGTTAATTCTTCGCGTTTTTTAACATCTTTTACATCTCGTGCAATATTCATAATCTCATATCTGCGTGAGTCTGCGTTAGATGACCACATTTGCTGGAATCGTTTAGCATTGGCATCCCCAAATTTTTGGGTATGGCGCTGCATTCCGGTGGCCATCATATCCAGATTGGTAATATCGGCATCGGCGCGGCGGGCAATACTTAGCAATACATCCGGTGGGAATGTCTCATCACCGCTGGCCATGCGGATCAACTGCTGGCCGCCAACCGTATCTAATGAACCGCCAACTGCTTTAATGTTGGAAATTTGCACATTTGCAAGGTCTTTGGATAATTGTTTATAAGTTGGATCACCAACAATATCCGCAAATTTTCTTTTAACTGCGCCAACAGGGCCTGTTTCTGGCAATACGGATTCTTCTTGCAGCTTTTGCGCAGTTTTAACAACCTCTTGCAAATTACGCCGTGCGGTTGTTAATTCTGATTGACGCTGCACTAAACCGTTGCGGTATTGGCTGCCTGCAGTACGGTCTGTTTCCTCTTGGGGTAACGCAGCAAATGGTACGCCTGCTTGACGCACCGGATAAGCCAAAGGCAATCGGCCTACATCTGGCTGCACCATTGAGGTTGGAGCAGCGCCTGCAGCCGGAGCAGCTGGTGGCCTTGGTTGTATTGGGGCAGTCATGTCTTGGGATGTTACGCCTGCGGGTGCTACTGGCGCCGGTGCGCCAGGCAATGGCAATGTCGTTACGGTTGCAGGGCCGCCACGGAATATGCCAGACTGACCGCCGGAACTTACGATTTGTGGTGTTTGCAATGCTTGCTGGCCAGACGGTCCAATCTGAGTCTGGATTACATTGTCAAAGTATTGTGGCAATCCTTTTGGGTCATTAATTGCAATTTGAGTTGCAGTTGATGCAATTTTTTCTACTACAGCAGGCGGAATACCAAGGTTTCTAGCTTTTGATTTGATTTCTAGCATTGCTTCAACTGCTTTGTTTGCATCGCCTGACGATACTCTTGGATCATTTCTGTAGCCGCCCACAATATTCATAAGGGCATCGCTTTGTTTTTGATCAAATGTAAACGCAGCAGACTGTTCGCCTGTTCGTGCGGTACGCGTTGCAATCTGTGACTGTTCTACTAACTCAGGGAATATTTCTTTTTCGCGTTGAAATGCTTGCGCTCCACGGGCCAAATTCACTATTTCCGGCAAACTCATTGTTGCCGGTGGTTTTGCGCTTAAAGAAATGTCTGGTTTTATATTAATTGCCATGATTTATTCCTTACGCTACCGCTACGGGGTTATATATTTGACCTGTGGTTGGGCCTGTGGGCGTTGGCTGCTGGGCAACCGCTTGCGGTCTCATAAGGGATGACAGGAATGCCATATTCCCAACATTACCTAAAGCGCCTGAGTATGCATTGGCAGAACCTACGGTTCCGGCTGCTTGTGCAGCTGCTGATCCAGTTGTAAGTCCGGTCATTTGACCTGCAAAAGATTCTCCAGCGCGCACACCAGTATTGACCGCGCCTTGTCCCATTCCAGCAATATTAGCCAGGGTGTTATAAATATTGCCGCGTTCAGTTTGAAAACGATTAAATGCATTGCCATATTCGGTAGACGCTAGGTTTTGGCCATAATCAGTCAGGGCGCGTAAAGTATTGCCGCTTAATGCGCCGCCGCCCACATTGGCCATGCGTTCAGTAGCCTGGGTTCCAATGCGCTGGCGAAATGCCATGCTGGGGTCTAAATATTGTGCAAACTGATCTGGACCAAACTGAGCCGTAAGAAACGGCTTCATCCGTTCAATGTCTTTTAGAGCGGTGTAACCGGTTTCGCGGTATGGGGCTAAATCCTCTCTGGATTGCTCATACATGGCCCGTTCATTAGCAGCAGCAGCGCCCGCAGCATCAGCTTGAGTTCGTGCTGCACTTCGAGCCGCATCCGATGTCATCTTGGCGCCTAGTAGCCCTACTCCAGCTCCTATCGCTATTGCGGTACCTGTTCCTATAGCCATTATTCAATTCCCTTCATAAATGTACGCTCCATCGGCTCAAAACCTGCCCGACAGTAAACTTTTTCCATTTTTTCTGCTCTTTCATCTTCAAGGGCAATCATAAACATGGTTTTTGCGCCGCGTTCCTTTGACCACAATTGTAAATGTTTAAACATCTTATTACCAACTCCAGAGCCTCTAGCTGCAGGTGTTAGCCACCACAATAATTCTTGAGAAACATTATGGGAGGGCGAAAAATATAAGGGATAAATAATGCCTGCAGTAATTCCTACTATTTCTCCATTCAACTCCGCCAACAGAATACAGATATTTGGATTGTTTAAGGCCCCTCTTAAAAATTCCTCATATCCTTGTGGCTCAAATGCGCAAACCCGGTGCATAGGGGACGCAGCATGAAAGTCAGCGCTTAATTGCACATATACCGGCAAATCGGCCTCAACGGCCTGCCGAACAATGATGGTTTTTTCTATTTCACTCATGGGTTGTAATAGGGAACTTTTTTAGATTCCCCATTTACTGTGACTTCAATAAAACCAGCTGGATTAGCAGGCAAGGCAGCCCCTCCAGTAGTAGCCGTTGATGCGCTAGAAAAGTTTAAAAGGTTTAGCAAAAACAGCTGCCAGGCGCGGGTTGGCCGCCCCGTATTATCAACTAATGGGCTGGTTGGCAGCCGTTGGTTTTGCGGTGTAGTCATTAGTTTTCTCCAGCCTCGGCCTTTAAGTTTGCAGAAATAATAACTGCCTTAACGGGGTCAGAAATAGAAACCTCAAAAACCTTATCTCGCGAAAACCCTAAACGCCGCCAAATAGCACGATTTAGGTATTTTCCTTGTTTTCCAATGGTTGTCCAATATTCATTAGACCAAGTTGATCCGCCGTCATTAGACCAGCGCAGCATAGCCTGGGGGTCATCGCCTTGGCCGGTTGATAGTCCTACGCCTGGCTGGAACTGAATCTGCAACTCATGGAAATACTGGCGTTGCAGGTCGGTTGTAATGTGCGGGGCTCGGCGAATACGGCGAATTGGTTGGCCGTCATCGGTGTAATAGTTTCGGCTTAACTGATAAATCTTGCCGTTTTCATAGTCTCCAACCAATACTTGCTGGTTAAAGAATGCGCAGCAATTACCGCGGTGGCGCTCAAATTCATTTTGATTGTTACGGTAAAGCCATTTATGCCAGAGGCCGGTTGTATTGTCGAATGCCCAAGTTAGACCGTTATCACCGATTGATGGGAAAGTTACCACATATACTTCATGGCCCTCTAACTGATAAGTCCAAGCTATAGCGTCTGCAACATTCTGATTAACTAAAGTTGTTTCTACCGCATGGGTGGATATTCTCTCAGGAAAATACCCATTCATGCGCACAATCATTGCCTCACCGCGGTTATTTTTAGACACATACGCAAACGAATTACCCATCCTTGACATGGAATATTGCGCTGCAATACCTTGCTGGGTGGATGTGCCAGGGATACGGGTAAAGGGAAATGGCACCGCGCCCGAATTAATCCATACTTCGGAGGACATCTCGCCAAGCAAATAGACTTCGCGGCGGTCTACAATAATTGACACTAGGTCATCTGGTGAGCCATCTTTACTAGCAAAGGAAAGCGGATCGGTGATTGGGCTCAAAAGGTCTGAGGCAGCCCATAGCTGCGAATCAGGTTTGTTATAAACAAAGTAATTGTCGGTTATATCAACCGTACCGCCACCCTCAAATGCGCCATCGTTTATAGGTAAAACAGTCCAGTTCATGGCATAAATGGTTGTGCTGCTGACCGTCTGGGATGCGCTGACGGTATATGTGCCTACTCCGCCTGATCCAGTACCAAAGGCCTTAATTATTGTGCCATCGGTTACGCCAGCGCCTTCAATAGTTTGGCCTATTCGCAAAGTTCCGCTAGTGACAGCAGAAACTGTAAGGGTTGTTCCAGATATTGCGCCGGTAACGATTGCAGGCGATGCAACCGAATTAATAGTAGTTGATGCAACCGTTTGCGAATTGCTAACCGTGTAAGTCCCAGTACCGCCAGTTCCGGTTCCTAAAGCAGTAATAACGGTATTTTGCAATACATTGGCTCCAAAAATAGACTGGCCAACTGCAATAGTTCCGCTCAATACAGAAGTAACCGTTAAAGTTGTGCTTGATATTGATCCAGTAAAGGTTGCTGCGGATGGATTAGAGATAAACCAAGTGTAGCGGTAAATCTCATCTACTATGTAGACATTTATACCGTTATCTACAATCCCAACCAGGCCAGCAGAAGTATTCATCTGACCAATCATTTTGGGCGTGTAATCAGACTCCATGACATATACAAAATCACCGCAAACGGTAACGACTTGAGTCCCGCCTGATAGAGTACGAATGCCTCGCACTTCTTCTTGATTGGGCAGAACAACAACCGTTTCAAGCCCGGGCGTAGGATAAAGCGCCATAACACCACGGTCGCCTTGCGGCTTAGTGGGGTCTATCTCAGGATAAAAATTGATGCATTCTTGGGCATCCTGATAAATAGAGGGCGCTTCGTAAGCTGCGCCAACGAATCCAAAATCAGGCATTAAAAGCCTCCGGTCAGAATCCAGCCTGCGTCTGCTCGTTTACCAACAATTAATGAGTCATCAAATCTGGCAACTTGCATTGGTCGCATATTGGTGCGTTTAATGGTTGCCTTGGCATGGCCTGCAAAGCCATTAATCATCTGTATTTGCGTTGGGCTGGCTTTTCCATACATCGGCATCAACCGCTCTGCCAAACACCATCTGAGGGCCATTATGTAGCCTTGAGGGATAACTATCTCATCATTGATGGAAGAAAAGCGCTGAAACAGAGTGTCGGCAAAAATATGCATCTCGCCTTGGGATGGGTTTGGCCATACCGTAATCGTTCCTAAAGACTCGCCTGGCTGATAGTACAAGGCGCGAGGCCAAGGTCCATTGAGGGTTTTTAAACCAATCAACTCGTAGTTTTCTAGGTTGAGAATGGTAATTGGGTAATCAAGGCCGCCATTCAAAATAGGCTGGCCATTGGAGTTAGTGTTTACCCTTACAAATGCTGAATTAATAGACAGAGGGCGCTCGTAATACGCATTAATAGTGGTGCTGGCCACGGTCTGCGAGATGTTGACCGTATAGGTTCCATCCGAGTTCACATTACCGCCCGCGCCCGTCTTAAATCCAGTTATCTTAGTACCAGCAGCCACACCGGAGCCAGTCAAAGTCATGCCCAGCGCAATGGCGCCATCGGAGACATCGGTAACCGTTAAAGTTGTGCCGCTGATTGAGCCAGTAATAGTGCCGTTGATCTGGCCGCCAGCGCCAATGGTGTATTGGGTTTGGCCAGCAGTCAGAGTAAATATGATTTCGGTCTTGTAAAAGACCATCATTTGCTCATTTGACCATTGGTCAACCATGTCATTGAGCATATCAAATGCGTCTTGCGCGTCCGCTGGAGCGGGGGTTTCACCAGCCTCAAGAGCCCCAATATCTTTAAGGGCGCGAGAGATGATGTCGATTGGTTGTGTCATATCGTCACCTTAAATGTGTCCACGGCCCAGGGCGGTTTAGTTGAAATTTCAGAACTAAGCGCATCCAGCTGCTCTTGTAATCTGTATTTTATAAGATGTTTGTCATTTTGGGTAACATCTAAATCAAGCCAATGGATTACCTGGTGTTCGGTTGTGTTTTCATCAACCATATGCTCAGTCAACATTTTCCAGTTTCCTTCGGTTTCTACAGAATGTTTACTATCTATTGCTTTGCATTGGTATTTAATGGTTTTAAGTATTCCATCAATAATGACGGTTTCTAAAATTGACCATTTATAAGTAATCAATTTAATTCCTCATTTATTGGTTTAATTAATGTAACTAGAAAATACATAATTTCCTTCTGTTTTAACAATGTTTACACCATCATTTGCAAATAACAAATAACAAATACTTTTACATCTTTCGGAAATAGATAAAATCTTATTTTCTAATATCCATGACGGATAAGGTGATGGAGCAGTAAATAGACCATTTTTATAAGTATATCCAGGGCCTGCAATTTCAGATTGAACTGCTATACAAGCGCTATCAAATCCTGGAATTGGATGATTAGGCTCTAATTCATATTCAATAGAATTAATTACAATACCATCTAAAATAATTGCATATTTTTGCATAATTAGACCTTAGAAAAATGCAGTAATAATAATTACACCTGAACCGCCAGCAGCGCCAGCGTATCCATTAGTACCAGCAGTACCACCTGCACCACCAGCACCTACAGCATAACTATAGCTTGCTGAAAGACTTGTAATATATGCTTCAATATATCCACCCGCAGCGCCTCCAGCGCCAGCATATTGATTTGTTGCGTTTGGATTCCATGCTGCTCCACCACCACCTGATCCTGTATTAGCTACACCAGCACCAGGCGTTCCATTTCCGTAGGTAGTGTTTCCAGCGCCACCAAAAGCAGAGCTAGCCCCAACTCCACCTTGAATATAAATACCACTGCCAGATGAACCAGTTGCCCACAAACTACCTGCTCCTCCAGCAGCGCCAGCAAATCCTTGCCCAGATGCTCCAAGGTTAATTACTGTGCCTCCACCACCTGCAGGATTTTGATTGCTTCCACCACCGCCACTTGCAGTTAATAAAGAACCAAATGTAGTAGCTCCGCCATTTCCTCCAGTTCCCATAGTTGCGTTGTTACCTGATCCTCCGCCACCACCACCACCACCAACCATTTTGATGTAAAGGTATTTGGCATTAGTCGGTACTGTATAAGTTCCTGAACCACTTGTGTAGGTAGTTACCTGTGGAACTGCGTTGCTTACTTGTGTTGAACCATCAGAAAATGTTAATCCAGTTGCGCCTACAGAAAATCCAGTAGAACTTAATACACCAGTAGAGGGGTTATATTGCAGCTTTGTGGAGGAAACATTGG